GTGTAGGTCGCCGACGAGATGTTGGTGATCTGGTGGCTCTGGTCGTTCAGCAAGGCTGCGTTCGCGCCCGACAGGGTGTCCAGCCACAGGCGGCCGCCCACCACCAATCCCGGAATCGCCGAGGCCAGAACCACCTGGGTGGTTGCGCCTACGGTCACACTGTTCACGGCACGCGAGGCGTCGGCCACGAAAGTCACGTAGGCCGGACCGGCGCTGATCGCCGCGTTGCCGGCACCGACCCCGATGGTGACCGGCGTGCCGCCGCGATACAGGATTGCGCCAGACGCCGGTCTAGTGATCGGACGGGACCGCACCTGTGAGCCGGCTGCGTAGACCTTTCGCAGGCCATAGCGCGGACCGCCGTTGCCAAACCCCGTGAGGCCGGCCTCCACGCCCAGCATGTAGCCCTGCAGCTTGCCGCGCGCCTGGCTGACGTTTGAGTCCTTCGGGTCCCGCAGCAGGACGCCGAAAGCGCCCGCATCGGAAACCTCGTAGACCGCCTCGATCTGGTCCCACTCGCTCGCCAGCATCGGAATGACGCCAATTTGCCAATAGCGCAGGGTGATATCCCGGACGACATTGATGCTCATGAAGCCCGCCGGAACACTGGAGCGATCGTTCTCCCGCGACAGCGCACCGCTCATATCGGCCTGGATGAACTCGTCGGGAATCCGAACATCGGCCAAGACGACGATGCTCATGAGATGCTCCTTTGCGCGCCGGCCAGCTGGTCGGCCAGAGCCCGACCGTTCTGCGTCGACGTCTTGCGGGACTCCCCGGGCTGGGCCTGGTAGTAGATGACCATCGGCCTGCCGGCGTCACCGCCGCCACGCCGGTTCTCCGAGGCAGTCACGATGCGCTCGCCTTTATGGATCTTGGCGACCATGTCGTGAGGGACATAGTCGGTTCCGACATCGAAGCTCGCCAGGCTTGAAAGCCAGCTGCCGAAAGAGCCGAGCGCGCTGGAACCGCTCGCCGAAGAGGCAGAGGTCGATGCGAGCCCCTTGGACGAGATGAAGCTGCCGAGCGCATCGCCGGTGCTCGACGAGGCGGCCCCTCGGTTCCCGTTCAGCGCTCCGGAGAACCACTTCAGCCCCTCGCCAAAAAGCCCCTCCCCTTCGCCGCCCTTGGCGAGGTCACCAAAAAGCCGCCGCGCCAGGTCCGCGGCCGCGGCCTCTGCGATCATTCGGTTGAGCATCTTCGAGAAGCTGTCGCCGATGCTCTTGTAGTTGCCGTCCAGAATGTCGGCGATGCCCTGCCCAAGCGAATCCTGGATGTTCTCGGCGGCATTCTTGGCGAACTGATCCATCTCGCCCGTCGCCTCGTTGGCGCGCTTCTGCGCCTCTTCGAACTCCTTGCCGGACTTGGCTAGCGCACGGTTGTACGTCTCGGCACTGATTGCCCCGGCGTCATAGAGTTCGTTGAGCTTTTTCAGCTCCGCGTTGTAGGCCTCCACCGGCGTGCGGAGGTCCTCCATCAAGCGGCGGCCCTCATCCTGCAGTTCGAAGAAGCGACGCTGCGCCTCCTCGCGCTCCTTCTCGCGCTTCTTTTCCTCTTCGGCCAAGGCCTTGGTCGCATCGATGTTGGCCGCCTTGAGCAGGATGTCCTGCTTCATCGCGTCGGTGACGCGACCACCATCGGCACGGATGCGCTGGATCTCAGACAGCGCCTTCTCGACCTCACTGAGCTCCTTGGTGCGCTCGAGCTGCTTGTCCAGTTGCTCGAGGTAGCTCTTGGCCGCGGCCTCTAAGTCCTTCGTTGCCCCGCCGCCGGAGCGGACCTTGCGCTCCTTCTTCTCCTCGGTCTGGTCGATCACCGGGGCGGCGATCTTCGGGTTCACAAAGCCGCGGCCGCCTCCACCATTCGCCTTGCCGCGCGAGTTGACCCAATCCTGGATCTCCTGCGTCGACTTGCCCTTCGGTTGATTGGCCCCGAACATGCTTCCGGACCAGAACTCATCCACACCCGCCTTGTAGGAGGCCCACCCGGCGGCGAACAGGCCTCCGTTCTTCTTGGCTTCAAGAAACTTCTCACTCAGCCGCGACAAGCTCTCGATGAAGGGGCCCGCAATGCTGACAGCGGCCGCCTCCGACGACAGCTTGATCTTGACCAGGTTGTCGTTGAAGTCCGCGGCGGCCTTCGCCGTCTTACTGTCGTAGATCGCGCCGAGCTGCTCCGCCTCCTTGCGCAGATCTGCCAATCCCTGGCGACCCTGGTTCAGCAGGGGGATCATGTCCGCGCCGCTCTTGCCGAAGACGCGCTGGGCCAGCGCCGCCTTCGCCGCGCCATCCTCGTAACCGGCGAAGCGGTCCGCCAGGTCGCCTAGGACCTCGTCAATTCCCCGGAGGGTGCCGTCCGAATTCTTAACCTCGATGCCGAGCGCGCGGAAGGTCTCGGAAGCCTCCTTGCTGCCGCCTGCGGCTTCCGCCATCTGTTTGGCGAGCTTGTTAACGCCGGTTGTCAGCGCTTCCATCGGAGTGCCGACAGCTTCTCCAGCGAAGCGCAGTTCGCTCAGCTTCTCGACCGTGATGCCAGTCTTCTCCGACAAGTCGTCCAGCTGGTCGAGGATCTTGAGGGCCTGGATACCCTCCAGCGCCGCGAAGGCGCCAGTGACAGCGGCCATGGCGCCGGTCAAGACGCTCAGCTTGCCCGACACTGAGCTGGCGCGCGCCTGCAGGCCGTCCAGGCCCTTCGAGACGCTCGCGAAAGCTGTCCGGGTCTGGTCAGTTGCGCTTAGGATGATGTCGATGAGCCTTGTCATCTACGCCCCTTGCGCGTAAAGAGCGACTTCATGCGCCCCGCCTCGCCGCCCAGCGACGCAGGCTTCGGGGCAGCCACCTGCTCCGGCGCAGGGGCCCACACGTCGTGCTCCATGAAGTCGGCAGCGGTCCACGGCTTGCGGTCCTTGCGCGAGGCCGCGCCGGTCAGCGTCGTCGCCAGGACCTGCGCATGCCGCATGCGCATGACCCCCGGGTGCAGCTGCTCCTTGCGAAAGACGATTTGCCACTCGGCGAACTCCTGCGCGCTCATGCGCCTGCCTAGTTCCTCGACCGTGCAGCCCAGCCAGAGAGCGAGAACAAAGGCGAAGCGCCGTTCCGGCTGGGCGATCAGTTTTTTTCGAGATCCGCCACCTGCGATCCAGAGAGGCGCAACGCGACGGCAGCCAGATCAAAGAACTCCGTGGGATGAGCGGCTGCGATCGGCTCCCACTCCGCTACGCTCATGAGCGGCTCGCCGTCGTCGGGGTCGATCACCGCCTGGGAAGCGATGCGCACGGCCATGACGGCATTGGCGCGCGACAGGGCCTCCTCGGCGGTCTCCCCGTCACGCAGGGACCGCTCCTGCACGGTCCGCCGTTCGTTGGCCATCTGCTCGGCGAGCCGAAGCCCGCGCACAATGACTTCGCCCCCGAGCGGCGCGAAGTGCACCGTTTCCTTCGGCAGAGGAGAGCTCTTGATCTGGCTGCGGTTGATCGGCATCGCGTTTAGGCGGCGTAGGCCTGGAAGTCACCACGCGCGTTGATGGTCACCGGCGTGGTCACTGGTGCTCCGGCCGAGCCGTTGGGTGCCAGGCTGGCGTTCGGATTGCCCGCGAACAGGCCAATCGTGCCGTCGGCGAAGGTGAAGCGGATGGCGCGCACCGAGCGCTTCTTGCCCGCGGCTCTCAGCTCCACCAGAGCAGGGTCGTCAACGATCCACAGGGAGCCGAAGGTGAAGTCCAGCGGCGTCTCGTTGCCAGGCTGGTTGTAGCCGCGGCGGCGATGAATGGTCTGGATGAGCACGGGCTGCGCCTCGCCACCCGCGGCGTTCACCTCGGTCAGGGTCTGCGCCGACGCACCGAAGGTCACTTCCTCGGCGGTGCCCGACACGAAGTCGGGCATACCGGTAGTGTCGATGTCCTCGAGCGTGAAGGTGTCAGTGGTCTGCGCCGAGACGCGAGCGACCAGGTAGTCCAGGTCGATCATGCCCTTGATCTTGAGCAGGACGATGTCGCCCACGACATAGCCATGGGCCGTGCTGCTTGCCACGGCGGGGTTTGCCTTGGTGATGCCGGTGATGATCTTGGCCGATGCCAGCAGGGTCTGCACATCGACCTTCACGTCCGACCAGAGTTGGGGTTCCATGTTTCTTTCTCCGAAGTGTTGGGTTCAGCGGGCAACGTCGGGGACGCCGCGCTGGGTGTAGTAGCGGAAGCTCCAGATCTGCTCGCGCATCGCCATCGCGCGATCGCCGTCGCCGGCCGGGGACAGTCGCGACGCCAGCAGGCTTGCGCGGCCAGGCTTCGGGACTGCGAATTCCCGAGCGCCGAGCACCCTCTCGATCTCCGCGCCGCCGTCGCGTGCACGCTTGGCGTACTCCGACGCGTGGACCACCACGTAGCGCACGACCACCTGAAAGTCCCGTTCCTGCAGCCCGCCCACCGTCGCCGCCGCGACGGCCTCGCCACCGGGCGCCTCTTCGACCAGGATGGCGGGGAGCTGGGGCGGCTGGAGAACATCCAGTCGATCCAGGAAGACGCGGGCGCCGGCACTGGTGCTCGCCGCGACCAGCGCCGCGATAACGCCTTCCAGGATCTGCTGCTGAGCGTGGTCGGCCATCTCAGGCGGCCCTTCTCAGTCGAAGCACGGTCATGCCGGTCGCATCCGGCGCTGGCTCGACGATGTCCCAAGTCGCCCCGTCCAGCACCAGCTGCCCGCCGGCATCGACGTCAGGGACCAGTGCAGTGAGGCAAGTGAACACGGGCGTGGAGCCCGCGACCATGTCCTCGACGAGCTGCTCGTAGCGATCGTCGAAGATGCCTGCGACCTCTCGCGCCTCTCCACCCGCGGGGATGAACGTGGCGACGCGGTTGGACAGGATCCGGACCACGGCGCTGTTCACGCGGGCTTCGAGGGCGGCGAAAGGTGCAGGCATCTTCGACGCAGGTCAGGCGTTCAGATTCAGCCAGACGGTGGTTGCGCCGTTCCCGGCCGCCTTAGCGGCATAGCCAGCCAACGTGTTGCCACTGGCCGTGGTGGTCAGGCGGCTGTTGGCAGCATCCCAGTACAGCAGCGCGCCCTGGGCCGGCGTGTCGGAGCTCAGCTTGGCGAGTTCGACGACGCCGCGAACACGCAACGCGCCGGTGGCATTGGCGGCAATGTCGGCGACCGCGACACCCACGCGCACGCCGATGACAACCACTGCACCGGACGCAACATTGCCGCCTGGCGTGTAGTCGAGGACGTGGCCTTCTTGAACGAAATTCTTCATGACGGTTCCTTGAGGGGGAAAGTTGGATCAGAGCGGGCGGCGCAGAGCAACTGGCCGCCCTGAACACTCAATCAGGCACCGGGGTTCTTGGCCATGGTGCGGAAGTCCAGCGGCGCGACACCAGCGTCGATCCGCACCTTGAATTCGGTGCCATCGACGTTCCACCCGGACTTCTGCTCCAGGTAGGGCTGGTCATTGCCGTCCAGGTAGGCCACCTCGATCGTGTCTGTGACATTCGGATCGGCGGCGCCATACCAGACGGCCGCCGAAGCGGCGTCCAGGCGAGCGTCGGAGACGACCTCGAACGTGTCCCGCACCGAGTTCGGCACGGTGTTGTTCTTGGTGGTTGCGCCCACCTCGAACTCGCTCGCGCGCACGACGTTGGCGGCCCCCTTGAGGGCGCGCGGGACGATCAGGTACTTCAGGCCGATGTTCAGGATCGCGTTGCCCTGCTTCTGCACGGCCATAGCGGCACCCATCGCATCGACGCTGCCCGTCGAGATGGCCGCACCGGTCAGCAAGTTGGCATGGGTGGCATGGAACAGCGCCACGCCATCGCTCATGGTCGGATTGCTAGTGAGCACTGCGTACACCAGATCGCCCACCGTACGGATGGCCGCGCGACCCATGAGACGGGGCACTCGGGTGAACGAGTCGAGATCGTCGTTGATGATCGCCTGGCGCGTGATGCTGAAGAGCTCACCGTAGGTGGCCAGCACGATGGACTCAGCACGCTCGCCCATGGTCGCGTACTTGTACTCGGCACCCTCCGCCACCTTGCGCAGGCTCGGGAAGGCGTTGAGGTCAACACGCTTGCCGGTCTTGAAGTCGCCCAGCGAGCCTGCGCGAGTCCACAGCTGGAACGTCTCTTCGGCCTCCGTGTAGCCCTTGAGCAGCGCCTTGTTGGCGACGTTGGCCAGCAGGCCCGGGAAGTCGCTCGTGCTGTGCGTGAACGCGGCGCCGATGAAGGACATCTTGTCCATGCCGTCAGTGCGCTGACCTGCGCGAGCCAGGCTGGCACGTGCCAGCTCGGATAGCGTGAAGCCGCGATAGGGGTTCGCACCCTCGGCCTTGTCGAGGCCAGCGCGCGCCAGCAGCGACTGGGTAGCCGCCTTGCGTTGCTTGTCCGATTCGTCCTCGACGGTGGTGACATGGGCCCCGGCCACCGGAGTCGCACCTTGGGCCAGGTGCGCCAGCAGGCGCGCGCCTGCCGCTTCGGGCGTCACGACGTGGTCGTCTTCGCAGGCGCGCTGCATATCGGCGACTCCGGGTTGATCGACGAAGCGCGCGAAGCTCGCGCGGATCGCGGTGCGGCGAACCTGATCGGCAGCCAGGACGGCAGCGGCATCCGGTACAGCGGGCGCGGGCGCAGCAGCGGCGGGTGCGGCGGCGCTTCCGCCGCCGGCCGCAGCAGCGCCTGCGGCGCCGATGGCGGCCAGCAGCAGCATGTTGGTTCGGTTTTTCATGGGATCCTCATCAGCGGAAGGTGCGGCAGCAGCCGCGGGAGTACCCGCCGCCTGCAAGGAGGCAGGCAGCGAGCGGTAACGGGAAAGGGGAAGATCACGGGCGGCCGAGGCGGCTACCGGCATCGGGTCGGTCGTGACGTCGACGAACTTGGCCGCGAGGGCCTCTTCGGCGGTGTAGTAGTGGTCCTTGCCGTCGGTCAGCAACGCCAGCATCGCCGCTTGGTCGCCGGTCTTGGCCGCATAGCTGGTGGCCATCGCGGCGGCCCAGGTGTCGAGTTGGTCGGCCAGCTCGCGCAGCTCGACGGCATTGCCGGCCGCATAGGTCCACGGCGCATGGACCATCAGCAGTGCGTTGCTGGCCATGTGGACCTTGTCGCCACCCATTGCGATTAGGCTCGCAATGGAGAACGCCATGCCGTCCACCTCGGTGGTGATCGTCGCCTTGTGGCGCTTCATGGCGTTGTAGATCGCAAGGCCGTCCGGCACGCTGCCGCCAATGCTGTTGATCCGCACACTGATCGCCTCGACATCGAGGGCGTTCAGCTCGCGAACGAAGTCGGCCGCCGAGACGGTCTCTTCCCACCAGCTTTCGCCGATGTCACCGTAGATGAAGATCTCGGCGGCCGCAGCTACACCGAGGATGGCAGCGGCCATCGCGGTTTTGCGACGGATGGCGTACCAGGTGGTGGATGTCTTGCTCATGTACTGAGGGCCCTCGATTGAGAGCCCTCAGTGTCAAAAAACCTCTGTCCGGTTTTTAGGGGAGAAACCGGATTATTTTTCCTGAGCGGCTGCCGCCGTGCTCTCGTCCGGATCTGGCGCGGCTACCTCTGGAGCCTTGCTGGAATTGGCCGCGTTGCTGGAGAACACCAGATCCTTCGCGGCCGCGTCTTTGCGGAAAGAGTCGACCTGCTCGAGCACGTCGCGTGGGTTGCCGCCGCGCCGGCGAATCACCTCCACTTCGCTCGCAAAGCCTGCCTGGACCAGCTTCTCCCAAGCGGTCGCCTCCTTGACCGGATCGATCCAGGGCATGCTCTGGCCGACGAAGAGGGCATCGTCCTCGGTGCCGGGCTGTACATCCGAAGGAATGCGCACCACACCTCCGAGATGAGCCGCCTGCACAAAGCTCTCCCACACGGGCTGCACAAACATTCCGACGAACTCGTCAGCCAGCACGGCGTAGTGCACCCATTGCTCGACGAGTTCCTGGCGCTGCGCGCTGTAGCTGCCGTCGTAGTCGCGGCTCACGCTGGAGTAGCTGGCTCCAATGCCGGCTGCGAATGCGCGCAGCTGACCGGAGCGCCAACTGATCAGGTTCGGGTTCGGCCGGTTGCTGTCGACCAGACCGATTTCCTCGCCAACGGTCAGCGTGTCGATGATCATGCCCGGCTGCATCCGCAGGTCGCGCGGCAGCACGTTGCCCTCCGCGTCGCGATTCGGACTCGGCTGGTTGTCTGGGTTGAATCCCGCCGTTTCGCTCCGCTTCACATACGCGGTCAGCGAGGCCGCCACCTTGGCAGCGATGCGCTCGCTCTCTTCGTAGTCCTTCAGGTCTTCGATGCGAGTGATCACGCTGGCAAACTCCGAAACGCCGCGTCGCTGGTGCAGGCGATCCAGAGTGGCGACATGGAGCATTCGAGCCGCGGGGATCACCTTGAGAGCGTTGGCATTGGCAAACACCATGCCGTCGCGCGGATCCTCCTTGAACACGTAGTAGCCGGTCGCCTCGCCCCAGGCGTTCGACTGGATGCCTTGCCGGATATTCGCACTCAGGTCGTCCCAGTCCATCGGAACGAAGTCGGGCTCGAACAGCTCCAGCGAGTACGGAACGTTCGTGCCGTGGTTGAGGTACTGCACCGGCCCGAGCAGCTCCTGCGCGAACGCCTCGCCATCGCGCAGCCACGTGTAGGCCATCAGGCGCTGCGCCAACGGCCAGCGGTACTTGCCTGTGACTTCAGGCCGGCGCTGCCAGTCGCGATACGCAAGGCGAAGCGCTGCCGCGTACTCGACGTGGATCGTGCCGTCAGCGCGCCGCGGCTGCGGCTCCACGCCAATCCCGGAGGGCCCCACCACGTTGTTCACCAGCACGCGCAGCGCGCCACGCGAAAGATCGTGGTTCCGCTCCAGGTACCGCGCGTGCGCACGGAGCGCGGGTGCGGCGGCGCCGACCAGGCTGTCAGGCGAGCTGTTGTCCGTGCGACGGCGTCGCTGGGTACTGGGCCTGGCGCCTTCGTAGTGCGCAAGAGCGCGTCGAGCTTGCGCCCGGCGCAACCCTGAGATTGGATTGGCCCAGCCGACCAGACGATCGATGATGTTCATGGTCAGCTTCCTCCGCCGTCGAAGCGGGCAACGGAGTAGGACAGGCCCCCGATGGTCGGGCCACCTCCGCCGGATTCAGCAGCAACGCGGCGCTCCCATTCGGCACGCCCCTTGCGAATCTCTGAGAGGTTCTCGTAGGTGAGCGTGCGGCCATTGAACTGCACGGTCTTACCCGAGATCACTGCAGACTCGGCGGCCAAATATGCGGCCAGCATGTCAGTTGCGGTAGTCATGGTCGGTGACGCTAGCCGTTTGTCCGTCCGGTTTTTAGGGGGGAAGCCGGATTTTTGACAATCTCGTAGATCCGAGTGCGGCTCAGCCCATGGCGCCGCATGAGCTC